AGTAGATCCATTATTAGCGTATAAACCTGCGACATTTACACTGTCTTCCCTAGCTAGTGGGCCTACCAACATGTTTGCATACTCTTTCGACCCCCTCAAAGATAGAGTTGAGTTATCCTGAACTCTACCTAAAAGACCATACTGAGACGTAGCAGTCTCCGCAGCAGGTGTTTTGATAAGTCTAGCGTGGATAAGATCTACATCTGAATTATTTCTCACATCAATGGATGGGAGTAACTTGTTAGTCTGCTCTTCTTTTCCAAAGGAACCACTTGTGAAAACCATACTATAGATAGATGGCATAGAGTTAACGTATACAGGGCTAACAATAGAGTTGTTACACTTAATGTCCTGACCATTACTAATGCAAGCTAATTGAGATGTTTGAAGTGTTTCAACGTGATCTTTACTAATTTGTGTACCAAGAGCATAAGCGTCCTTGTTGTATACTAACTTTGAGTTTTCTAAATTAACACCGACCGACTGATTATACCTACAGGTCAAAGAATCAATTTCAACTTTAGAATTATCACAATCTAAACCCATGTAATTCCCATTAAGAATTAAACGGCCCGAGTTAGACATCACAGAATTTTCTAACTTAACACCAGCTTCAGTATTCAATTCTGAAAATATTTGATAACAGGAATTTCTAGATGCAGGAGCCAAAGAGTTTTCTTTAAGACCTCCCAAGATATTTGAATTTATAGCGTGTATACCTATATCATTTCTAGAGAAAGAATATAAGTTTTCACTACCTACGGAAGGTAAAGTCGTTGTTGACGGTTGTGTGAAGATGGTAGTTAATCTAAAATATTCTCCATAATCATCACTATTGGTTCCATTAGTGCTAGACAGAGCGAGGTAATTAGCATTGTCCCTGTCATAAGTGTCTTTAAAATTTAGTGTAGAGTTTAAACAGTAGACACCAGCCCCATATCCGTCTAACTTAGAATAGCTATTCCTTTTCTCTGAAAAAGGAATACCGGTTCTAACAGAACCATTTAACTCATAATTCCTATAAGCGACTAAACCTTTTAGAACATTTACATTAGAATCACTACAGTAAAGCCCAGCTTTATTAGCTCTAGAGACCGACAACCTTTCTAAATTTATATTTGAATTAAGAATCTCTACCGCATTATCTCTACTGTGTTTAGAATCTACATTAAAGTTTCTCAAATAAATTGGCCCATCGCAGTTTTTAACTTTGATATATTCGAGGTGATTAAAGTATGCAACAGCAGCTACAGCAGTATTGGCAGTAATGCCCGTAGCATCACTACCCCATTGAATCTCTGAATTACTAATAAAATCTAACGTGCTAACATCATACGTAGCCATCTCAACGGTTGGAGTTTTATCGAAAGCTTCAAAGTCTAACTTTGATAATGAAGATGCTTCTGTAGGTGAAGTCGTCCAAGGAGCAGCCGTACTAGATAGTGCCGCTGTTAAACGTCCGAAGTCTCTAGCTGCTCTTTGAGCGAACACGTAAGGGTTTACAAATCTAGAGTCTGCATATCTAAGCCCTTCAGAACCAGAAGCGACAAATATATCATTATTGTTCTCATCTTTTGTAAACAAGCGAGATCTCATTAAATCAAAAGATATGATAGGGAAAGAACTAAAGGTTGTAGAAATGAGCGATGCAGTTCTAGGTTGCCCACCTGCTGTCAGAGAGGACAACAACCCATAGCTAGATTCGGTATCCACATACTCAGAGTTGTTTCCAAAGCCACCGTTATTGTTACTATTAGGGCTTTGATATGCAAAGTTTCTATTAATGATCTCAAGAGCACCATTAGGACCAAAAGACTTATTAGATAAATTAAGACCACCAAGATTACCAAAGCTTGCAACTTCAATAAGGATGGGATAGTTAATAACCTCAGGAAGAGCAGCAACACAGGAACTTAGTGTGGTAAAGTAGAGAGGGTTACATGACGAAGTAGCATCGGCAGACACAATAAACGACATGCCTGTGAGAGCCGACGTAGGGTGTCCAAACTTTTCCCAAAGCAAATGAGTTCTCTCATCTAAATCGTGGAGTGGTAAGTTATCTTGCTCCCAATTGTAGAAAGAGCTAGCGTCATACTTAGTAACCTTATCAGTCCAGCAGGCTAAAAGGTTGTTAGATCCACCTGATACGTATACGTCACTTGGGTTTAACATGTTATCCGAATGATATTGTCCATCTGAACACTAGAGCAAAGTCGTCTGTTTTTCTAATGTTACTAAAGTATCTATATGCTGCGAGAACTGAGGTCTCGGTGGCATTTGCTTTTGGATTCTTAATAAACAATCCAATTTCATTTAAGTTTGCATCTGCACCGTCTCTTGAAAGATTATTGCAGGAGTCTTCATCAATAAATATAGTGTATCGAACTGTTCGATCATCAATCTTAGTGACCTTACTAAACGGGATCTTAGCATACCACTCGCCCGTAGTAGTAGCTATGTCATTAGCCCAGCGATATCCCGAAACAACTTCCAAGTTGCTATCTCCGACCCCAACATATTCTGTTAGAGAAGACAGAGCACCCGAGAGGTTAGTAGTGCTGCTAACTTGAAGAGCGTCGCCGCCACTGACGCCTAGTTTAACTCTGTCAATCTGATAGTCTGTGATTGTTTCGGACCCGACCTTACCGTATAGGTGAGCTAATGCCCAACCAAAGCCAGAAACAATGACGTTATCTTCGTCATATACAAGCTCTTCCTGACCATCAACGACCTTATGAACCGTTAAGTGTCCTTTTATACCTAATTGACTTGTCAGTGATTTAATCATTTAAAATCTAAACTTAATGTGAATAAAGTCGGTTGAGTCTTTCTATGAACTTCAAAGCCTGAAGAGCCCCCTCCGTCTCTGTGATATAGAGGATTATCTAAAATAGTGACCTTGGCCACTAATTTATACTTTCTGTTATTATTTAGAGCATTCCAACCATAGGGAGGTGTTAACCCTGATTCTAACATTTCATTTAAATCTATACAGTAAATACCTAAATGTTTAACGCTACCAAATGCAACCAAAGTAGCGGCGTCATCCCCATCTACGTTTACGTTTAAAGCCAGTTGCCCTTCAGTAATTGGGTAGGTTGTACCGGATACCAAAGCAGCACCGTTGGTATATACTGGTGAGTTTGTAGCAGCAGCTTCGCCGACATTTAAATAACCATCTCTGTCCATTAACTGATTTGCGTTAAAGAAACTTGTGATAGTTCCGCTAAAACTGTAAACCCCATCTTTATCAAAGAACCTGTAGTCAGACCCTAGAGCAGGGGTAAATGCTCCTACCTTGTTCCATACAGCACTTAGGTCAGGGTTCAAAGCTGCATTAATGTAATGACCTAAGTTGGGGAGAGAGCTAGCGTATTGATAATTTGAGAGATTTGTAGACAAGGTAGACGCCCTTTCTAACCTAGAATCTAATGGAGAAGGATCTTCGGGAACTGAGTTATAGGTTGAGGATAATTGATTGTAAGTTGCAGATAGAACATACGAAGAAACCCCATCTGCTAAGGTAGATCCGTAATTCTTAACTATCAATAACCCAAAATCGTATGCACTTGCGCCCGAAGCGACAACATCATTCACATACTGAGTTGTAGAAACCTCATGAGCATGTAATGTATACCCCTCGGCGTCTTTCCCAAAAGTAACGGCTTGAAAAGTATAATTAGAAGTATCAAGAATTGAGCTAGCTGAAGGTAACTCGGACAGAGCCGGGTTTACCGTCATTACATTAGTTAAAACTTCTCCAAACCCTTGAACAAACATTATACTGGTATAATAACTTCGTCGTAAAAGAAACCTGTCCCGTCAGGTGTTACTGTAATCAGAGCATTCGGAAGTCTGTAATCAACCCTAGAACCACCTTCAGTTTCCATTATAGTCTCTGTCTTAGCCTTGTCTCTGCTGGCATACGCCGGTCCCGCTCCCTTACCAGCAATTTTGTTGAAGTATTTAAAGATATCAAACAAGTCTTGTTTACTAAGTTCGACTCGATACTCTAAGCAACTTCGCTTAAGATCATCAAGAACACACAACGGATCGTTTAGAGTTCCAGCAGCAAAGATCTCAGAAAGTTTTTTCATTGTTGTATCTTGAACTTCGACCTTATCTAGGAGCATATACTCATCAGGCTGACCCCCAGGATACATAAAGACTTCTATTACATATTCTTGATTTAGCCTATGAAGTTGATTATGTTGTTTCTGGTAATCATAAGGAAGTGTAATACTTCTATTACGAGTATTAAACTTAACTTCAAAGTTGCTAAAGTCCCCGGCACTTAGACCGTAAACTGGATTACTACTGTTAGAAGTTACCTGACTCAAGCACGCATAATCTGTTGTTTGGGATGTATTAAATACTTGTGGTTGACGAGATCTAGATGGGGTTTGCGTTCTATGAGCATATGTATTTAACATTGCTGATCTACTTACTAATTGATCATGCTGAACCCATTCTTCTTCAGGAGTAAAGCTCCACATCTTTCCATCCTCAGGTTTTGTATGGATCCAAATACCAACACTCCTGCCTCCAATAGTCGTCGTGGAGTCTCTGCTTATAAGGCTACTGAGAGAAACTTTAAACTCGTGCTCAGGAGTTAAGAAGTTATTTGAAATAGGATACTCAGTATCAGCAGCATATTTAGATAAATCAAATCTTGTTCTCGTAGCGGCACCCACTCCCGAACGCATCATTAATAAGGTTTTATCATACATGAATGGGTCTTCGTAGAATGCTCTCTGAGAGCCTGGGACTTTTAGAATAGAGAAGGAACTGTCTGCCTCTGTTCCCGACGTTAGAACCAGTTCTACGCCGTCTACAATGCCTGAGGACACTCTCTCAAAGGTATCCAAATACATATCGACATCGGAAGACGCTACGTAAGACCCTGTGGATGTGAAAGGAGTGCTTGTGACGCTTATCTTTGGAAGGTTTGAAAACGAAGAAGCAACTAGGTTAGTTACACTTCCTAATTTTTCAAAGTTATGATTATACAGAAGAGGTCCAAAAGTGTGTGAGAATATGTTAGCACCATCTTGCTTTTGAACATCAGGACTTAACCTATGCCACCCAAAGCTTTCATGATAAATGTGGTAGAGTCTATGCAAATCTCTACCAAAATTAAAGTAATAATAATCTTCTACTGAAGCAGGGAAGTCATAACCTTCACTAGCCGCATTAGTGCCACTGGTTACTAAAGATCTATAGTTGCCACTAAGAAGAGCCTCTACTCTTATAATCTCACTGTTTATAAACGTTATATCTTCAACAACGCCCGTGAAAGGAAGTATGTACTTAAGAGTCTCTAGATAATCCTCTAAACCAGTTCTACTAGTCTCGGTGTCTAGTAGTGCCCTCATATCCTTGGACCTCTCCCCTATCCTATGCATAGCCGCATAGATACCTGGAAGCTGACATCTATCAGTGGTTCTGTCTGTATTTGCTTGGAAATTACCATCCATACCTCTAGTGTTTTGAGTATTACTAACGTCATACTCATAGTAACTATTGTTAGAATTTAAACCTTCACATTGAGACCATATATTCGGAAGATCAATATAATTGCTAACCGGCGTATAAGTTAAAGAACTAGGTATAAGACCTAAGGGTATACCACTAAGACCGGAGGCCATATCAAACCTTACCGGCATATTAAATCCAGTCCTATCGTAATACCCATTAAAAGGCATTATCTTTTCAAGAGATCTCCTCCTTGATGTGTTTCTTGAAACAGCGCCTATAGAAGAAACATCAATTAATTCAGGAGAAACTAAAGACTGAGTCGCAGACCTTCCTATGACATTACCATCAGGATTAATACCTCTCTTATATGTGTTTAAATAAATACCTGATGCAAAAGTATTGTTACCAGCACCGACATCAATCTCTTCACGATCAAAGTATACATGTGGAAGACAGCTTGATTCAATTCCTACATTATCAGGACCCGCAGAAACTTCTAGCGTGATAATAGGTATTGAGTGTGCTGGGCAGAACTTGTTTACTGCCTGCGCTATAAACGATAAAGCATCAGCACTATCCGTTCTGCTTAAATCTCTCTTCGTAAAATCAAACTCAGAGGCTTCTAAAACTAGCTTAAAGTGAGAAGACTTACCAGACCACAAGGACGCATAATCAAATCTATTATCATTTAAATTACGAATTAAATTATCTAAGTTCGGAGGTGGATTGTATCCAGACGTGAATATCAACCAAGACCTTAGCTTTGCCTCATCATCTTTATTGAGAGCATTCTCAGTTATATAAGAACTCACCTGAAGAGCGAAGGGTTCATTAACACCAAAACATACTAAACGATCAGCTATAAAAGTGACCATGTTAGCATCAAGTTCTGTGTTCACGTAATAAGGGTATTCTTCAAAAGGAGGAATAACATAATCCCTGCCTCTATAGTTAAATATAGAATTATACTCATCTAGCCAAGCATTTATTGGGAAATTATCAGGGAACTGTCTTATAGTTTCTAATAAAATCCTATCAACAGCTAAACGGATGTTATCATCCATGCTTGAAGTAGAGTAAGTCCTGACCTTCATGTCCATGGCTAGATCAGGAGTCCAGGTCTCAAAGCTTTTAAAGTAAGGTGATTCGGTGGCTAATGAGTAGTAAATTAAGTAAGGAACATAAGATTCCCATAACTCAGTGAGTCTAGACTCCACCGGAAAAGTATTTTTTGGGAAAACAGAGTTGACGGTGCTTTGGATAGATCTCTTTGTACCTACCGCTTTATAGATAGGAACTGCATTACGTAGTTGTAGTCTCCATTTAATAGGGTCACTTCCAAAAAGATCCCATCCAATTAACTGAGCAATTAAAGGTAAGTAATCATCGGGACAATCATCAATATCGTAAAGAGTTGCTATCTCCTCTGTCTCATTACTAACATCAAATGCAAAGAATGATAAAGCCCTTATAAGCCTAGCGAAGGGACCGTCTTCAATTTTATTAGTAGCTTTTAAGCCATTATCTAAATATATTTCAAACTTGTCTCTAACTCTGAAATCTGAGCCGTCAGAATATAAAGGAGAATAAATAACGTCGTTCCAAGTTTTAAGTTTATCTAATTGTTGAGTTCCACTTAAGTCTGCCCTATCACCACTGGCAAACAAAGAAGGGTAGTAAGAAGATAAGTTGTTTTTCCAAAGATGTTCAGAAAGACCTTTAATACCATCATTTATTTTAAATGAATCACCTTTGTAAAGACTACTTACAAGAACATCTTTAACATAAGAAGACGGATCATAGGAATCTCCAGAGGTGTTCAAAAAATACATCCAAGACAAATTCGTAATTAAATAATTATGGATTGCAGATGCACTGCCTATACTAGAAAATACAATAGTGTCTGGGTTATTAAGATTGATAGCAGGGATTATAGTAGTCTCTACGTAATCAGCAAACTCACCTTCTGTTTTAAAGTTTTTAAACTGACTCCCTAAATAACTCATTACTTTGTTTTCAAAGTTTTGAGTTGTTACGTTTGTTAGATTATTTTGTTTTACAAAGAAAGGAGCAATCCCTTCAAAAGAATCAATTGAACTATATGTAGAATTTGAAACAGCACTAACATTTAAGATAGAAGAGAAATTACTAGCTACGTCAATGTGGTTGTTTATGATAACATCAATCGGATCTTCCGCTTTCGGAGTCTCTGCAATATCATCCTCATACAGATACCCAGGGAGAATATACTTTAATGCTTCAAAGTAATTTCTCTTAAAGAAATTCTGATTTCTTAAATACGCCTTGCCTGACATTATACGTAATCTACCCTAATTACTAAGTTGTTTAACTGAACAATCTCATTGAATCCTACAGTAATTGCAGACTCCACATTATCTACAGTGGCATACCTGATGTTTGTTTCATCAATAAGAAGAGATCTTATCAAGTCTTGAGGAACAAAAGGCTCTGAGAAATCAGTATTATCAATTCTCATGTAATTTAATATGGAGTTCCTCGCGCTTTGAATTATTCTACCTTCAGTTCTTTTGAACTTCTCATCGACGGTTACTGTTACGTAAAGATCTAAAGTTCTAATTAAGCCATCAACAACAACAACCTCATCAGTCAACATTTTTTTAGGCTCAATAGCTTCTAAAAGTTGACGCTTATATTCTTGAGTGGCTCTCCGTAACTGTAGATCAGAGCCTCTTTCAAGAACAAACAAATCAATAATGTTTGCAGAAGAGAAAGCTCTCCTTACTGTTGCCGTAGCTTTCCCTGTGGATCCGTAATTTGAGGAGAATGAGTTAGCAAATGCTTTAAAGTCTGGGAGGGTGACTAGACGATCCTGTGACCTAAAGTATAGGGGAGCGTATCTTTTTGCTTGAGCAACAGACTCTGCATTACGCCCTCCTGTTGCGATGCTAGTGTTTTCTACGACAGCATCATTAATAGGCTCTTCAGCAGCGCCCGCCTTAGCTATTACAGTTGTTTGAGCGTTTATAACACTTTCTGCTAAGTTTCCGCGAGTGCCTCCACCTACTCTATAAGTAATTACAAAGTTGTCCCCGATAGCTGGCGACATACCTATTGAATCATCTCCAAATAAGATAGAAGCTCTGAATTGCTCGTCCGTAGTTACTTGGAATACCTTATCATCTTGACCAGATGCAAAATAAATATTCTCCTCTTCTTTGTAAACTCCTTCAGTAGTAGAATTTCCAGTTACAAAAACCTGAGCACTCTTCTCCACATAAGGGAACTGAGATAGGTTAACTGTCTTAATTGACTCAGGGGAGGTGAAGGCTCCGCTCTCCACCACTAAAGCACCTTCGAGGAGGACAACATCAGTGATAGTAACTACTCCTTGAGGAGAAGCACTTACGTCAAATTCTAAATCCTCACTAGTATCCGATAAATCTACAGTTCCATTTGAATTTACCTTGTAAATAGTGTAAGTTAAAGTGCCGCTATCTTCAGGGGAAGTGATACTGATTACCCTGTTCGCAGCTTCAATAATCACCGATGAAGGGTTGGTTACTACCTGCGGGGTGATGGTTATAGATGCGTTAGCAGCAGCAGAGATAGGACCCTTCATCCTAACTCCAATTGTTTCTAAAAGTCTTTTAACACTATCTCGACTGCGGGCAGTTCCTAAGTAGTTTTCATTAGCAAGATAATCTGATTTATTGGATTGAATGTGTCCAACCGCAGCCATCATTTCCATCAGAAGAACTCCAAAGTCAGAACTTTCAAAGTTATTGTAATCTAACGGAAAAGTTGCTTTAACATACTTTATTAAATTCTGTCTTAAAGTTTCAAAGTCTGAGGCGCTGTAATCAATTAACTTCTGCTTATTATCAAGCTCAGAGGGTATTAATTTTAGAAAGTCTGAATCAACTGTTCCCGAAAAAGTTACCATTATATTCTAACTCCGATATTAAAAGCCGTTGCAACAGCATCTCTAAGGGAACAAAACAAGTTAACCTTCAACTGCCCACCTCGTGTCTCAAAGACTTGAAGTTTTCCTATAGCAACTGTGCTAAGATATCTACGTATGGAAGTTACAATCTCCTCCTTTATCAGAGAAAAAGTAATCTCATCTAAGGGTTCCATTAGAAACTTCCTAAGGTTACAACCATAGTCTGGTCTCATAAACCTCTCACCCCTCTCGGTTCTAATTAGAGAAGACAAGTTAGATTTTATTAATTCCAAATTAGTAGTTTTACCGAAATAACCATTTTTTGGATTCTTAGGTATGGGATAATTTAAACCTTGCAGTCTCGGATCTTTTAGAGTTGTAGCATTTTGAATTAGAGAAGGGGTAACCGTCCCATACCTTGTTACATTATTTGAGATAGCCATTTTAAGTTGTCTTGAATACTATGCCTGCACTAGAACCATCTACTGAATCTGGATCTGTTACACTAGTTGTACCACTAAGAGGTTCATACCAAGCTACCCAATCGTCAACGTTATCATTAGTTAGGAATGTAGCTGGGCTTTGGTTAATTTTCATATTTGTGAAGATCATGCTCTCAGGTCTGTTTGTTGGCTGGTCCACAGGCTGAGTAGCTAATCCTGTGGCAGATAATCCAATAATACAAGAGGACATCTGGATTGATGAAGCTTCGTTAGCACTAGGCGATATGTTGATATTTGTAAAATATAAATCTTTATGGAACCCCCCTGGAGGTATTTGAGTTGCTGCTGGACCTCCAGGTCTTAACATATTGCCAACTCTAAAAATACTGTGATATACAGGATGGCCTTGACCCCCTCGTATATCAATATCAGTAAATAGAGCATTTACGTTACCCCTCACAAAAGAATTGTTAGGATTCTCAGAACTGTAGAATGTGAATAATCCTTGCCGACCAAACGTGTTAGTTGCTGGGTTAGGTTTAGTATCAGGGGCGTTGTAACATAAAACATCAATGTCTTTAACGACACTGAAAAATAAACTACTGGCGCTATTAGTGAATGAGAAGAAGGGCGTCGTCCTCATACACCCTAACATATTATTTCTAAATAAAACTTCATTATTCCAATTACTGCCAAAAGGATTTATTTGGTCATCCCCACAAACCTGAACTGTGTTTTTAATACTGATCCTGTCCCCAGTTTTTGAGCTTCCCGCCTTAAACCCATCAGCATTAAACGACCAAGGTATAAGAGCCTTGCAGTGATTTACATTACTGACTAAGTTCCTACCCATTGCAAAGAAACCCCAATTAGTTATAGTAATCCCTTCTAAAGTCATGTTTGGCAGTCCAACATTAGTCCTATACGCCTGAGAATATTCATTCATGGAAGACCATGACGTACCTAAACACCCGTAGAAACTAGGAGCTTCCTCG